AGTTTTTAATGCATATAGTTCCAGCACTACTTATTTTGCTTTTACTGATCCAAAGTTTAATGCATACGTTCTTAGGGTTGGAAGACTATGGCAAGTTACAAAGAAAAGTCAGAGTGCTGGAGCCCACGGGGCTTTTGTAGTGGGTAATAATTGGACCGAAGGAGATATTTGCGGAAAGAAAATAGCTTCATGTAGACTTAGATTTCATGCACAGCAACATGCCTCCATTAGCGGAGGAATTGCCGTAACTACAGTGGCAGATACCCCTTTACCTTTTGGAGGCTTTCCAAGTGCTAAGCAAAGAAGATAAGCAAATAATAAATGATTTATTCGAAGTATACCCTGAAGAAGGATGTGGATTACTAATAAATAAAAGAGGAAAAATAATTTGGAAACTTTGCAATAATGTTGCAGACAATAAAGAGGAAACATTTCAAATTGACTCAAAAGATTATGTACAAGCAAGCCTGAGTGGAGACATATATGCAATTGTTCATAGTCATCCAGATATACCTTGTACTCCTAGCGAAGCAGATAAAAAAGCAAGTGACCATTTAGGAATACCATATATAATTTATTCTCTACCAGAAGCAGAAAAATATGTATATACTCCTAAAAAGTTAAATAATCCTTTGCTTGGGAGAACTTATGAATTTGGGAAAAATGATTGTTGGTCTTTAGTAAGAGACTATTATAGGCAAGAGTTAGATATAGAACTACCAATGTTAGAATTTGAATATGATTGGTGGGAAAGTGGTTTAGATTATTTTGGTGATTTATATGAATCTTTTGGATTTGTAAAAGTAGAAGAGCCTCAACGTCATGATGGAATTATGTTTCAAGTGATGGGAGGAGTACCAAATCATTGTGGAGTATATTTAGGAGAGGGTATTTTTATGCATCACGCAGAAGACAGACTTTCTTGTAGGGAATCTTTATACTCTCCAATATGGCGTAAAAACGTAGTAGGATATTATAGATGCAAACAGTTTATTTAAATGGAGAGATTGCTAAATTTGGAGAGAAGTGGCAGACTTCCTGTAATACTGTGGCCGAAATTTTACGTCTTATTGAGTGTCAAACTCCAGGATTTAGAAAGCATTTAATAGATTCTGCAGAAGCAGGAATTGATTATCAAATTATGAGAGGAAAAGAGTTTATAGATGCAGACGATCTTTTTCTTTCTATAGGCGAAGAGGATATTATAATTACAGAGCTTCCTGCAGGTGCAGGTAAAGCAGGAAAAGTAATTGTAGGAGCTATTCTTGTAATTACGGCGGTAATTTTAGCACTACCTACAGGAGGTGCTTCTTTTAGCTGGGCTGCTGTTGGTGCAAATATTGCAGGAAGTTTTGGACTACAAGCAATGGCTTTAGTGGGTGTTAGCCTTATTACAGCAGGAATTAGTGAAATGATGATGCCGGGTCCAGAAGTAGATGGTACAGAACAAAATAGAAACTATTTATTTCAGGGTCCTGTAAATACTATGTCACAAGGTATGCCGGTACCCCTTGCTTATGGAGAACTTATTGTAGGTGGGGCGCCTATAGGTGTTTCTTTTTCAAGTACTCCTATTCATTTATCCGATCCTTCTTTTAGTAGAAACACAAGTAACTCTACGCCAACTGTGGATTATACTGCAGGAGATACTCAAAACAGTACTGATGACCAAAACGAAAACGATAATGATAATACTTATGATCAAGACTGGATAGAGAAGGAGGTATCATAATGGCTTATCATATGGAGTCTGAAAGTGCAGATCATGAGATAATGCAAGCAACTCGGCCTGTTATACCTGCCACAGAAAAACAATATGGAGTTATAACAGATTTAATATCTGCCGGAGAAATAAAAGGCTTAGTGGGCGGATTGTCTGGTGTTTATCTAAATGGTATATCTGTTATTGACAAAGATAAATATAATGATCGCAGACTTCGTGCAGCTGTATCTACTGTTAATGGAACAGCTGTAACTGCTGCTAATAATTTATTTGCAAATGTAGATCTAGCTTTAGGGGATAGATATTTATTAGCTAAAGGAGCAGGTCCTTCTGGTAATTTAAATACAATACCTGCTTTTAGCAATCAGTTTAAAGTTTATGCAGGTAGTAGAACTGTATACGTTCCTAATGGCATAATTGACTCTTCTTTTACTGTAGAACCGGGCACAGAAAATCAAAATAATATTGATTTAGATGTATCAACTCGAATTCGTATTCCGGGGGCAGGTATAAATGGTGAAGAATATGTTGGAGTTATTACAAACGTAGGAACACATTCTACTTACGGAGACTTTATATTTGTAAGTCCTGCGTTCTCTACTTCCTTATCAGCATCTTCTACTAGAACCTTTGAAATAGATACTGTACATAAAATATCTTCAATTACAGATGCAAATACGGCAACTCTTGCAACTTCAGTAACTCGAAATGTTACTCAAGTTTCCACTCAGTTATCTGCAGCCCAGGGACAGTATAGAAGTGCAAAAGATGCATTAAATTTTGCTGGTACCTATGCTTACGTTAAAAGAGGAACAAGATATCAACAACCAATAAATAGAACTTCACGGTATGGTACTCCTTCGGCTTCATTTGTAGTTTCTTCAGGAGCAGAATTAACATGGTTTGCTGGAACAGGAGGAGTTAATATAGGAGGTTCTTCTGCCGCTACATTTATTGCCGCCTCCTCTTTTAATTTTACTCAGGGATCAAAATCAGAAGTCGATGTACTTAAAATAAATATTGAACTCCCCGGAGGATTAGTCTATAAAAGTCCTAAAGGAAATGACGGAAAGGCAGGCGTAGAGTTTCAAATAATTTTAAGATATAAACAAGACCCTTCAGAAACATCTTTTAAAACAAGATTAATTCATGGTAATAATTATGGCGGCACTAACTATATTGACAGTCTTAAAAATACTTCAGGATCTACTGTTAGAGACGGTTCAAATGTAGGTATAAATGCTTGGCTGCGTGGTAATGGTCAAAATGTAGATTATCAAGATCAAATTGCACAAGCTTTTGCTCAATCATATTACGGCAGTCAATATAATACATTTAATCGTACAGGAACAGGAACAATTGTTCGACAAAATCAGTCTGGAGGTTTTATACAAGAATTCCATATTGATTTACAGTCATTACAGCCTCTTCACGATTGGGAAATAGAAATACGAAGACTTACTCCTGATGCTGCAGAGGATTATAATCCGGACACTTCTCAAGAAGGGCGAACAACTTTTGTCGGCAGAGCAATAGTTAAAACAGTAGAAGCAGGAATTTTTGATAAATTTAGTTATCCTACAACTGCCTACGGAGTTGTTACTTATTCTGCGGAAGATTTTTCTAACGCACCAGCAAGAGCTTACCACATAAAAGGTAAAAAAGTAAAAGTACCTTCAAACTACTTTACTAGAGACGAAACAGGTTCGAATCAAGCAAAATATACTCGTCATATAACAAACGGTACGGATACAGGAAGCTATCAAACATGGGATGGAAGTTTTAGGGGAAACCCTGCTTCGGGCTCTTCCGTTAATATTAAAAAAGTATATACAAATAATCCTGCTTGGGTTTTTTATGATATTCTTACTGACCCTGAGAATGGAATAGGAGAGTTTGTCTCAGAAGCTGATATTGATAAATATGCCTTATATCAAATTGCAAGATATTGTGATGAATTAGTTCCTGATGGTAAAGGAGGACAAGAGCCTCGATTTACTTGTAATGTATATATTCCTTCCCAAACGGAGGCATATAAAGTTATAAAAGATTTATCTAGTGTATTTCGCACGATGCTATACTGGATAAATGGGGAAATGGTATCCGTTCAAGATAGTCCAAAAGAACCCATTTACACTTTTACAACTGGAAACGTTGAAAATGGAGTATTTTCTTATACATATACAGGAGAGAAAGCAAGAGTAAATCAAGTAAATGTAACTTGGAATAATCCTTTAGAGATGTATAAGCAGACAGTTTTAACTGTTGAAAATACTGCAGCTATTCAAAAAGCTAGTGGAAGGATTTTACCTAGAAATGTGATTGCGTATGGGTGTACTTCTGAAGGGCAGGCTCGAAGACTCGCGGATTGGCATTTAAAAAGTGCAGAAACAGAAACAGAAATTGTTAGCTTTAAAACAGGTTTAAATGCTTTATTTGTACGGCCGGGCGATATTATAAATGTTCAAGACAAAAGACAGTATAATTTTGAAACAAGCGGCAGAGTTAGTAGTGGTTCTACTAT